CACTCCATTGCCATTAGCCTTCATCTCTGCCATTTTATCTCTAATGGATTCAATCTTATCTTCAAGAGTATTCACTCTATCACCTAAAAATTTGAGAGTAAGTTCTTGCTGTTTGTTTATGCTTACCGCTTTGCCATCTGCTACTGACTTTTCTAATGCGCTTAGTTGTCTGCTAGTATGCTCAAGCAGTAGGTACATTTCCTGAGAAGATGCTGTACTAATCTCACCACGCTGTAACTGCTGAGAGAATTCAGAGTTGCTATCTACCTCCGCTCTCATTAGTTGGATACGCATATCATGTTGGTTTAGTTTCTCCTGAAGCCCGAACCAAGCCCACGTTCCAATTGCTACGGCTGATGCTAGTCCAATTAGATTCCTTAAAGGTAATCCAACAGTAGTTTTGTCAGATAACTTTACAGTTTCTTCGTCGCTCACAGTTCGTCAGCAAACATAGGATTAGGGTTTACAGAAAACGCCATTCCGCTAGGTGATTTACCTGACCAGATTATACAGGCTTGCTCTCTGTCTGCGCTTTTCTTCGATACAACTAAACTTGATGTAGTCATTTCTTTATTGACAAAATAAATAAAGGTGTGTGAATTATTAGGCTCTTCTTTAAGGTAGCCAATCATAATAGGATACTCTTTAAAGTCAGCCGCAAGCACGTTCATTAAAAAATCAAACGAATCAGCGCAGTACAACTGCATCTGTACCGCTACAGGTTTGATACCTATCGGAGGTTTCTGTGCCATAACTGGAGACACAACCAAGGCTAATGCTAGTAATAGTTTTTTCATTATCTTAAATTCATTGGGTCGGTTATTTCTTGACGCATGACCTGTTCTAACAACTCTTTTAGATTCTCGTATCTTGTGGTCTGCCCTTTGCTACCTGCTGTTTTCATTGCTCCTAGTAATTTTGCTATATCATTTTTAAGATTCTTGTTCATAAAATATCTTTGCCTTCTTAAATTTACATCATAGGTTGTAAATCCAGAAAAGAATCTTACCCATCTTGCCGCTTCTGGTGCATCAACCGTTGTTTCTCTAGAGGCTCCTATACCACCAAACGCTCTAGTAGATTCAAACCTTCCGGGGTACTCTTCCATTTCTGTTCTTGTACCAAATACACCAGCAGGGTTAAGCCTATTAATTTCTGCTAAAGGAACCAAGACCTGCGCTAAATGATATAAGCGTGGAGATAAATTTATACCAAGGAAATCTTTAACCTCGCCAGTAAAAGGTTTTTGCTTTGCTATTTTGCTATCTCTAAATGAGTCATAGTTTGCAAGTATTTCAAGAGGCGCTTTAATTCCGGGTGAAGTCATTTCTGCAAGCAACGGCCCCGGTTTAATTAATCTTTGAAGGTCAGCCATAGGCACAACATTCAACAATGTAAATGCCTGTACAACTCCTTCATTTTCTGCACCAAGAAATACAGGTACTCTATCACCCCAGAACTGCCCATAGTCAGAGTAATCTAAATCACCACTTTCATGCTCAAACTGCTGTTTAGCAATAGCAATTTTTTCTGCACGTTGCGGATTAAGAACTAGATGTTTAAGTTGAGCAGGTATATTCTTTCTTGTCCATGTATAGAAAGGCATAACTCTTTTGAAAACATCTCTTTCAAACTTAGATACATCTCCATAATCAAACAGTGATTGCTTTACAGTGTCAGCGGCAATGTCCATATGCACTTCTTGTTTAGTGTATGGTCTTTTTACCGTTACAAGTTTACCTCTAGAATCTCTTCGGGCTTCAGTCTTAAGATACTTTTGATTATTTATTGCTTGAGACACAGGCACAGATGTTCCGTCTGGAGAATTCCACTTAGCGTCTTTGTCACCTTTTTTTAGTTTTCTAAGTTTGTCAATAAATACTGCAAACCTTGCGTTACCTTCAATCGTCCCACCAAAAGCAAAGCCAGCCTGTACTGCTGGGTTTTCTGCTCCAATAATTCTAGCGGTTCTACTGCCTACACCTGCCGCCGCTTCTCTTGCACGTTCTACATCTCTAATATTATCAGCAGTATAGTGACCAGCCTGTATTCCTCTACCTGCACCCATATCATAAATTTCTTTCATGGAATAACCAGTGTCCATATAGTTAGGCTTAGTCCATTCAGAGTCTACAACTGGTTTAGTTTTGCCAAGAGGTATATTTAAGTCTTTAAAGTTTTTAACAACCTGTTCTTTTTGAGCATTGTTGCCTTTAAACCTAGCATAGTATTGTAGTTTTGCCGCCGCACCAACAATCTTAACTGCTTGTGGTATATTCTCCCCAAAGCCAGCAATATTATAAGCGTTTAAAAAGTTTCCTACAAGGTTTCTTGTGTGGTATGCAGGTCTTACACCCAAAGTCCAAGCCTTCCAAGCATTTTGAACGTCATCGTACATCTTAAGAAACTTAGACAGTTCTTTTTCTCCACGAATATCGCCAGCCATCAAAGACATTTGATTTTCTATCTGTCTTGCTACTTGTTTAGGAGCGCGAAACTCTAATCTAGTTTTATTTTTAAATACTTCTCTTGCATCTGTCGCAATTTTACCTGCTTTAACATATTCAGCACCAAGGTCTTCTAAAGTATCGTCTGTAATCCTAACTCTTGAAGAAGTTGACGCTGGTGTTCCTCTAGGCAGGTCAAGAAATATACCTTTCTTCTGTAACTCTTGGTCAAAAACCTTACGCCATTCTTGATCTAATATTTCATCAGATAAAAATATAGGATTGATGCCTTTTACTTTAGCGAAATCATCTATATTATCCTCAAACGCTTTAAGAGAATAACCAGAATAACCTTTGCTAAATGTTCTATCAACACCTGTAGCACCCGGAGTTGCAAGAGCAGACGGAGAAGGCTTAGTTATATCAAGGCCATCCTCAACATCAGCAACACGAACCCTTTCTAGATAGTTACCTTTTTCATCCTGACTAACCCACTTGCCAATTCCTTTTTCTGGAACAAATAAGTTACCAGTAGTTTTTCCTATAGTAGCATCGTAGTTATCAGTGATCTCATCTATAAACCACTTTCTTTGTATTGCTTTGTTCTGTCTACTCCACCTCATGCCAAGCGCAACAAAAGGACTTTGCTGAAAAAACGGTGGCATTTCACTAACAAGAGGCGGCTGTTCGTAAGTCTTATCAAGAGGATTTGATCTCCTACCTACACTTGCAACTTGCAATGCTTGGTACTTAGCCATTTCTTCATTGGCTTCGTCAATTCCTAACTCTCTTAACTCTTCTGTTCTTCTGGTTCTATACCCACCACCAATCCTTACAGGTTCTCCAAACTCATCTACATCAAATGCGGCATCAGCCTGTTTTTTTAAAAACTTTCTCCCTTCTGGGGTCACTTGCCTTGGGAAATAACCTTTACTTTTAATTGTTGTTATAGGCATACCATAGGCTTCAGATACATCAACCCATCTTTGAGTTATTCCTGCCCATTTATCAAGAAGTTCAACACCTTCAGCCCCAAGTTCTTCAGCAACATCATCAGATAATGCTTCTAGATTACCATAAACTCCTTCTTTAATTAGTTTTTCTGTATTAGGGTCATACAAAGCAGGTTCTAATACCTCCTTAGGACGCTCCATAGCGTTTCTAAAGGTCGCTTCTAGTTTACTTGATGCTACCCCAGTGTCCTTGGCTCTTCGTTTAAAATAGCGCATTAGAGGAGGCAGGTTTTCAGCAGTCTCTCTCTCAAAAGATTTAAGTATTTCGTCCGCTTGGTCAGAAATACCTTTAACTCTCTTGCCTTCACCCATTGGGATGTTAAAAGCCCTAGCAAGATCAGGTAATCCTCGTTGTGCTTCGCCAAATTTAAGGTTTGCTATTTTAGTTCCGGCCTGTTGAAGTGCTTCATTAACTCCTGTAGCCTCTCCTACTCTTCCCATTCCTCTACCAACAGTACGGACTGCACCAGCCCCTACATATGTAAGAGGATCAGTAGCAACATCACCTACAAAACCAAGTATACCTTTAGTAATAGGATTCATATTTTCTGGAAGAAAGTCTTGGGTTCTTACTTCATCTTCACCCATCCATCCAGCCTTAAAACCTTCAAAGAATCCTTCGTTTGGCGTTAAATCTACCTGACCAAGAGCCTTATATATATCACTACCTAGTTTACTTTCTCTTGCCCCTACCTTAAACGCTTGTGAAGGACGCTCAAGCAGGGATAAGTAATCTAATAATCCCTTATCATCGCTACCTCTATCCGGTATTTTAGTCTCAAATCTTTTAGATAGACCAGCCGCAAGGTATGATTTTTTTTCGTCATCTGATAAATTAAAAAATTTATCCGTAACTTGAGCCGTAAGAGTTTTCCCTTGGTATGAGAATTTATATTCTGCCACTAATTTATGCCTAAAACTATATCAGATTCAGTTACTCCGGTGCCATCTACACCTCGTCTTCCTGTAAGGATTTCTATAGCAATGTTATCTTTTTCTGTTTCTGTTAATGGTTTTTCAAGTCCAGCAATTATATCTGATAAATCAATTCTGTTGTCCGCTATTAAAGTTCTTATTTTATTTATTGCTTGTATTCTATTTCCATCTGCATACATTTGTTGAGCCTGAGCAATTTGAAACTCTGGCTTCAGTGTATCCATTACACTTGGCTGTCCTGTTTGGAAATTTTCCATTACTTCAGATTCAATTTTACTCATCTGCAAAGGAATTCCTGCATATTGACTTGCCATTTCAGGGTCCATATTTTCTGCTATTAATCTATTATATACAGTTCTTGCATTATCCGGCATACTTCCATCTTTATTTTTTATTGCTTCAAGTTGCATTGCAACCCGGACATTTCCTCTTGCTTTTTCTTTTCTTGCTAGATCATCTATTACAGATTGTCCATAATTGCTTTTGCCATAAATAGTATTAAGAATATTATTTCTAAATATAGCCTGTTGAACTATTTCTGCTTGACGTTTTTGACGCCTTGCTTCATCAACAAGACTGGTTGTATTTGATGATGGAACATAAGGAACTTCTCTTGGCGCTGTTACTGTTGTTGTAGGAAGTTGTCTATCAATAACTTGATTTGCAACAACAGGATCATCATCACTAAGCAATCCATAAGTAAGACCCCCAGCACCTACGGTTCCTGCTGTAGTTTTAATTGGGTTTTCTTTTGCATACCGACCTGCTGATCTTAATGCAGACAAACCTCTAGCCCCTAAATTTATAAGTGATGGTATAAACTGTACTGCCATTATCTATCTCCTACGCAAACGGCAATGCCGTAAAGTTTCTTAATGTTCCAACGCCTTGAGCATAAGGTGTAGGCGGCTTGCCTCCTAAAGAAGCGGCATATGCGTTTGCAATAAGTTCTCCAAAGAACTGTCTATCATATGGATTGTCTTCTTCCTCTTCTCTTTTAGCCATGTTTCCAGACATTGATGATTCTGTTATTGCAGGAGGAACTGCGTTTTGATTACGGACATTAAGAAGCCCGGCTCTATTTCTATTTATAATCATTTGTCTTTGAAGTTCTTCTTGAGTAGGCGTTCCTCCCCTACCATATTGTGGGCCTTGATACGCTGGTTGTAAACGACGAGTCACCTCTACAGTTAAAGGATCAACTTTAGGATTTGCTCCACTTCTGGCACCATAAGCCGGTCTTAACCGTAGTTCTTCTTGCCGTCTTAAAAACTCCTGTCGTAACTCTTCTTCTCTTCGGCGTTTATACGCTTCAGTTCCAATTTCAAGTCTAGAAGGTAATCCGGGCCCTGTACTCATTATAGAGTATGCTGGTAATGTTCCTGTGTATCTTCCTGCCATATTATTCTCCTATTAACCTAACAAACCACTTGCAAAGTTACCTGCTTGCGCGCCGAGAGGCCCACCAAATGCGGCTCCTAATCCAGTCATAAGACCACTCATAAGAGGATTCTGACCAGCAGGGCCAGTAGAAGTGACGTTAGAACCATAGTCTCCAGATATAGCCGCAAGATAATTCTGCAATCCGATTGTTGGCAGTTGCGATTCATAAGCATATCTATCAAGCGCGGCTTGAATTCCCTGCTGTTCTATACCCTGACGCTGTTGACCAACCCTGTCCATTACAGCAATGTTAGACAAAGGAGCAGACATAACATCAGGATACTGCCCTAAGTAACTTGTTCCAATACCAGCGCCTGCGGCTCCCTGCTGTTGACCAAACTGTTGAGCGCCAAGACCCATCTGTGCCGCACCCATTCTACGGCCCTGTGCTTGATTGTAAGCGTCAAACATGGCTTTACCAATGTTATCTGTTACTCTTTGATTAGCGGCGGCTACAGCGTTAGCCTGAACTATATCTCCTCTAGTGCTACCTCCGGGGTTAAACTGAACCAACTGTGATCTTATACCCGGAAGAATTTCTCCTGTTAATTGGCCCATAGCCTCGTTTCTGTAAGCATCAGCAAGAGGATTAAATACTGAAGTATCTACTTCCCCACTAAGCAAACTAGAAAACTGAGCATCGCTAAATGGTGTTAGACCGGCATACTGAGATTCTGTCATTGGGCCTCTCATTGAAGCCCCATAGTCCATTAAATCCCTGCCGTACTGTAACCCACCTAACTGTGTAGTTTCTGCTCCTGCCTGTAAGTTTGCAGGGCGTGGGCCTGTTGCATATGTAAGTGCAGACCTCTGCGCTTCAAGTGTAGCAGGATCAAATGGAGCAATTCTAGTTCCAGAATAAAACGCTGGAGTCATTCTACCTGAAGTGTATAAATCTTCTGCTCGCTCAAAACCTGCTTTTAAATAAGGAACTTGCGCCTCATATGGCTCTGTACGAGTTGACTGTGTTTGGCTTCCTCCTGACATATATTACTCCCTCACTAATCTAACGCCTACAAGAAACGGACTTCCTGTAGATATTCCTGTTGGAAAATATGGATAATAATCATAAGCATCTCTATCATCTTCTGTGCCTGTTTCTACATAAACGCCTGTATCTTTTCCACCTCTAAATTCATATCTAGGATATACATATTTATATCCTTCAACTTCTGGCATAGGAAGTCCTGCTCCTGTTGATCCTACTGGTTCAGGAGCGCCTTTTGTAGAAATAAATTCATCTTTACGGCTTGTAAAATCAGGTGCTTTATCTGGGGATGAACCAACTAATCCAACTAATTTATTGTAATTTAAAAAACCGGGAAGGAATGTCATTCCACTTCTCGCGCCTGCTTCAGTGCTAAACGGACTGTAATCAGCCGCTAATAGTCCCGGCGCTAATGGTTGCGATATTGGTATTGGTGTTCTTACTGCCATTTTATTTTAATGTCCTTTGTTATTACTGAGTATTCGTGATCCCAATCTAATTTTTTTGCAAGACCTTTTCTAGTCCACGCTTCAACAGATGCACACCCTTGTTTAGCACCAAAAGCCTCAAGCACTTCTATAAAATCTTTCCAATGCTCATAGTCGTGACCGCTTTTAGTTGCAAAAGTAATTATTCTTAACACTTTTTTTCTTGGGTATTTTATTATTTCGGTAACTCCAGCACAAAATAATTCTTTATCTTTTATGCCAACCCATAATACTTGCATTTCATTTTTTATTAATTTAAAAATATCTTCTGAAAGTAATTCTCCTTCAGAATGTATTAATGCTTTATCTATTAAAGGCTGAACATCATCCCAAACATAATCAACATCTGTAGAGTCAACTACCAAAAGGCTGTCATTCAAAATTTAGACCATGAAGTTCCGTTAAATAAATATACTCCTTCACCACTACCCGGATTCCAATCAGTACCATCAGCGTATCTTATATCGCCTACTCTTGGTCGTACAGGAGGAACATGAATTCTTTCCAATCTAAATGCGGCTTGGTTATATATTATATTTCCAAGTCTTTTTAGTTCAGTTACAAGGTATGTACCCATGTCTTCTTGATTTTCAGGTATTGGCCCCGGCTCATATAAGGTAACACTTTTTTGAACCCTATCAGTATAAGTAGGCATTAGTAAGACCTTGATCCTCTTGACCCAACATTCTGTATGTCGATAGCATAACTATCTAACTCCCAATCCATATCTGTAGTAGACTCAAACTTAACAGCATAATACTTTCCTGTGCCTCTAACAGAAACTTTAGACTGAGTGTTAGGATTAAATGTTACTGGAGCGCTCCAAGTTATACCACCTTCTGTAGACATTTGTGTACCAATGTATACGTTAATATCATTGGTGCTTGATATAGCCATGTTAGGGTAAATAGCGCTAATTCGTTTTACCATGTTTTGATTGGGCCTGCCAGACTCATCAAGACTTAGACCAGTCCTTTCAATATATGACTCCATGTTTGTTGTATCGTTTTTATTTCCAGAACGATCCCTGTACAGTTTTGTGTTTCCGGGGTCTGCAAACAATAAAACCTTATCCTGCAAATCATAACTCATAGTCCAAGGACCAGTAGCGGTTTCCCAATAACCAGCAGTTTCAGCCCATGTAGTAGATGTAGTAGGGTTAGATACGTTACCGTAGCCCATATGAGCGCAGTCAGGTATATCTCTAATAGTAAACGTGTTGGTAACATAGTTCCATACAACTGCTTTGTTAGGAAAGTTAGTACCTCCACCATCAGAAGTAAAACAAAAAAGTATTTCGTTTCTTCCGTAGTCTGCTACTACAAAACTTTTATCTGTTTGCTGACCGTCAATAGATTGAAACACATATTCTTTTAACTTCATAGGAAGAATAGGTTTCATTCTTTGACCATCGTTTACATAAAAGTTACCTTTGCCAAAGATTGCATGACCGCCATCAAACTCTGCAACACAGTTTTTTGCTATTGCTCCAATAGTAGGAGACAACTGCCTAAACGCAAATATAAATGGTGTACCTACAAATGTCATAGAAAATACAGCGTCTTCTTTATAGATCATAAAAGAGTCGCGCAAAGGTAGTCCATCTAATATAGCGCCTTTTGTATCTGCTAATTCAAATTCACCAGCGTCAACCGTGCTTGTAGTTTCATTCCATGACGTAGGAAGAGTCTGGGTTGCCGCTTCTGTACTCCACTTAACAAGTCTAGGAAAGTTTACATTATCTTTAGTAATGTTTAAAGAAATTAAAAATGATCTAAAAGCCCTTAAAGATTTACATCTTGTTGTAATCGTAACACTAGCGTTATCACTATGAGAAGCCGCCGCTGTGCTATTAGCGCCTCTAACACATCCTGTAAAAGTTGTAGACGTTACACCAGTGTAAGTTATTTCTTCTGAGCCAATAGTCATTTTTCCTGCTGAAGGAAAGTCTTCTGTGCTATCTACAGTAATAGTAGTTACCGAATCATTAATAGCACCATTAAGAATTGTAGCAGAAGGCCAGTTTGTTAAATCCTGCATCTTTTGACTAGACAAAGGAATACCATCTGTAAGTTGCCAAAACTGTGGGTTATCAACATTGTTAGTCATAACTAGCACACCACCTATAACAGTTGATGTCCAGCCCTCACCAGCGTCAGTAGAGTATCCTCCGCTAGTTCTTGTAATATTATACCACTTTGTTGATCTGTTTACAGTAGCATTATCATCATGTGCGGCGGCAACAGTGCTATCAGCGGCTCTTGTGCATCCAGTAAACTGTGTAGACGTTTTTCCAGTGTAGGTTATATTCTCTGTTCCAATAGTAATTGTACCTACATTCTCAAAGCCTACAGTGCTGTCTACAGTTATTGTAGTAACACTAGAGTTTATTGCTCCATTTAATGCAGTAGATGACCCTGTATTGTCATAAGCATATATAGTTGTAAGCCCACCAACTATCCAATACTCAGGAGTGCCTAAACTAATTTGAGTTACATAGTGTGGAGCAACAGGGCAAGTCTTTAATACTTCAGAATAACCCGGACATTTCTTTATAGAGTTTTCTTCTGTCTTTACATTATTGCCATCAGACCATACGTTAGGCGGCAAGTTCCAAGGGCTTGTTTCTTTTACAATTCCAACTTGGCCTACACTATCTACTTGTATTAATGCCATTACAAATACCTAACGTGATAAGGATCAACCTCCGCATCAGGAGCCGAAGGCCAATTCCAATAAGTTTTATCTACGACACGATCTACTATTTGAGTATCGGGGCCAATTGTTTCAACGCCTTCATCGTCGTAGGTAGACAAGTATCGTTCCTCTTGCACCTCATGGTTCTGAAAATTCTTGACTGCTTGTACGGATGCAAACGCTTCTACGCCATTCTCAAGACTGTTGCCATGCGCTCTAACTTCGCTACGGTATGTAGTCCAATCAGCAGGCATAGCAGTACCACCGTCAGTAGCCCTAATTACCATCCAGTCGGAAGGAGTAAGCAATGAACCAACATGAGATTTGATCTTTGAAATTAAGTCTGTTTTAAGATCATCTACATTCTTTTCTGTAGTGTCGTAAGTTAGTTCGTAGTAATCAGCGCCTCCTGCAAAAGTCCCATCAGGATTCCTTCGGCTTTTCTTTTCAAAGTTTTCTGCGCCAGTGTTGTAATACCTAAAGTCTGGAGTAACAATTTCAAGAGAGTAAATTCCAATTGCTTCTAACTCTTCTGCTGACCATGCTCTAAAAATATTAGATGGATGTTGTACGCCATCAACGGTCAAAGCGCGAGG